ACTATACAATTAATTAGAATACTGACGAGTATAGTCGACGGCCTAGAGACAGTATTCAGAAACTAGGAGGATATAATTATGGCAAATACTACATTTTCCGGACCAATATTAGCCGGAACAATTAAAAACACAACTGGAACTACTTTAGGTTCAGATGTTAAAAACACTGGTCAAGTTGTTATGTGTCAATCACAAGCAGTGACTCAAGCTGATGGTACAACTAACATTGTAATTCCTGCAAACTCACAAATCGTAGCTATTGAATTATCAGTAGACGTAATTTGGGATGGAGTAGCAAGTACAGCTGGCATTGGTTGGACTGGTGATGCAACTGCATTAACAGCAGCAGCTGCTGTAGCAGGTGGAACATTAGGAATAATTTCTGCAACTGCTGGCGCTGATGCAACTAGAGTTAATAACTGGGCTGATGTTGGAACTACTGACAGAAGAATTCTTGTAACAAGCACAAACACAGGTGCTGGTGAAGGTTTTGTAACTGTTAGATACGTTCAAAACAACAATTTAAGTTAATATTGAATTAAGGGGGTCTTCTAAGAAGACCCTCTTTATAGGAGATATAATGTTTGAAAAATTAGAGTCAGTAGGAGAAGCTTTTAGAAATTATTTTAAAAAAGATAAAGAAGAAGATGAAAGAAGCTCTGTTAAAAAACTTGTTGAATTTCAAGAAGCTGAAAAAGAATATAAACCTACTGAAGAACAACAAAAAATAAGTCAAATTGAAGATACTGGCGAAACTGAAAGTATTAAACAAATTTTAGAACGTGAATCTGCTAAAAAAGAAGAAGAAGGTAAAGAAAAAGATTTAGATGAAAAATTAGCAGATATAGAAAAAGTTTTAGGTAAATTTAGTGAACAAACTCCACTAGGTTCTACTTCAATGCCTTTTGATAGAACTTCTATTGTTGAATTAAATAAACCAATGGATTTTTCAAAAGATATTGCAAAAAACTATCTTGGTTCAATTATATCACAACCTACTAGCCAAGGAGATAGAATTGAGTTACTATATGCAAATTTAAGAAAACAAGGATTAATTTAAGGAGGAAAATATGGCAGGATCAGATATTAAAGTAGTTAGTGCTAATCAAGCTTCTTTATCTAATACATCTTCTAATGTAGCTATTACAGTTACTTTAGTTAATGGACCTACAAGATTAAAAGGTTTCATTGCAGAACCTACTTCTACTGCTGGTGTATTAACATTTAAAGATGGCGGAACTGATGTATTTGAAATTAACACAGGAAACGTTGATGCTGGAGCATCTACTTTTCAATTAAATCTTCCAGAAGAAGGTGTTAAGTTTAATACAAATTGTCAAGTTTCAGCAACGATTGCAGGTGCTAATGTATCTACTATTCAAGGTGTTACATTATTCCACGCATAAGGATAATTTATGGCAACATCAGGAACAGCAACATTTAATTTAACAGTTAATGATGTTATACAAGAAGCGTATGATAGAATAGGAGGTGATCCTATTTTAGGATATGATGTAAGGTCAGCTAGACGTAGTTTAAATATTATGTTTAGTGATTGGGCTAATCGTGGTTATAATCAATGGACAGTTGAATTAAAAGATTTATCATTAACTCAAGGTACTAATACTTATGTACTTGATTATGATACAATAGATATTATTAATGCAAATATTTTAGATGGAAGCACTGAATATTCAATGACACGTTTAGGTGTTAATGATTATGCTGCTATATCAAATAAAACTTCTCAATCTAGACCAACTCAATTTTATTTACAAAGATTAAATACTCCACAAGTTTTAATTTATCCAACACCTGATCAAGCTTACACATTAAGATATTATAGAATGAGAAAGATACAAGATATTACAGCTTCTACTGTTAATGGAGTAGAACAAAATATTGATATACCATTTAGAGCTTTTGAATGTATGTGTGCTGGTCTTGCTTATTATTTATCTAAAAAAAGAACTGGTATAGATCAAGCAACTAGAGCTGAATTAAAATTAGATTATGAACAAGCGTATGAAAGATTAATAGCAGGAGATGACTCACCATCTACTAGAATATTACCTAGTACGAGTTATTATAATTAATGGCTAGATTTGCAGATAGAAGTAATAAACCTCATAGAGCACCACATACTAAATTTTCTGGTGGTAAATATGCTTTAGCTATATCTGATCGTTCGGGTTTAGAATTTCCATATAATGAAATGGTATTTGAATGGAATGGAAGTTTCGTTCATATATCAGAATTTGAAAAAAAACAACCACAACTAGATTTAACATATTTTACAGATGCTGAATCTTTAGAAAATGCTAGACCTCAAGCTAATTTATCAGCTACAGGAGGTGTTCCAAATCAAATTACTGTAATATATCCTTCTACATCAGGATCTGTTTCTAATGTAGGTGTTGCACAAGCAAGCACAAATTTGTTATCAACTGCTGTAGGAAGTGTTACAGTGTCTACATGATAGATAAAAAAAAATTAGGAGTTATGATCGCAACTCCTTGCTATGGCGGTCAATTAACAGAATCATATTTACACGGTATTTTAAACGCAGTAGGTGAAGCGAGTAAAAGAGGAATACAATTACATTTAAATACTATGGGTAATGAAAGTTTAATTACTAGAGCTAGAAATACTTTGGTAACTCAATTTTTAGATGCTGATAAAAAAGATCCAAATAAATTTTCGCATTTAATGTTTATAGATAGTGATATAGGTTTTGGTGGAGAAGCTATAATGAGATTATTAGAAAGTGATTATGACGTAGCTTGTGGAATATATCCTAGAAAATCAGTAGATTGGAATACTGTTAAATCTTATGCTGAAAAAAATGATTTTGAAAATTTAGAACAAAAAGCTTTAGGGTATAATTTAAACTTTGCAAATCCTTTAAATATAGAAGTTAAAAATGGATTTACTGAAGTATTAGACGCAGCAACTGGCTTTATGTGTATTAAAAAAGAAGTATTTTATAAAATGATTGAAGCTTATCCTAATCTTAAATATACTTCTGATCAAATAATAAATGGAGAAAGATTTAGTAGTGACAATTGTTATGCATTTTTTGACTGTATTATTGATGAAAAAAGTAATAGATATCTATCAGAAGATTATGCTTTTTGCAGATTATGGCAAAAAATCGGTGGAAAGATATATGCTGATCTACATAGTCCTCTTACGCATTATGGTACATATGCATTTAGAGGTCATGTATGGACTAAGTTTAAAATTGAAGGAGTAGAGCCAAATGCCAATGACGTACAGCAGCCTAAAGAATGATATTCAAGTATGGGCTGAAAATACAGGAACTGATTTTACAGCACAATTAGATACTTTTATTGGTAATACTCAACAAAAATTATCTAGAGAAATTGATCCTACTGGATTTAATCAAAATGTAACTTCATCTACTTCTATAGGAGATAGATTTATAACTCTTCCATCAGCAATTGAGCCTATGCTTTTAAATTACTTAAATATAATTGATAGTGATAGTAATAGAGTATTTTTAGAAATTAAACCATTAGAATATTTACAGGAATACTGGCCTGATGCTTCTTTAACTGGTCAACCTAGATATTTTGCTAATTTTGATGATACTACATTATATTTAGCTCCAACACCAGATGCTGTTTACACAATGGAGTTAGGTTATCAAGGAAGAATTAATCCATTATCTAATACTAATACTACAAATTGGTATACAGAGAATGCTTCTGATGCTTTATTATATGGTTGTTTATCTGAAGCAAATCTCTTTACAAAGAACATGGAAGACTATAATATATACAAACAAAAGTATGTCGAAAGTGTGGCTGCTATTAATAACGAAGCTCGTAGAAACAGAAGAACTGACTACAAGTTTCCAGGTAGTCCACTAGGCGAAAACACATTAACTGGAGGACAATAAACATGGCAATATCTCAAGCGATTACAGTGTCGTTTAAACAAGACTTAATGTCGCCTGGTGCAAACTTAGAATCAGCTACATTAAAATGCGCACTTTACGACAACACTGCAACTCTTAACCAAAACACTGCTACATATATTACTGCTAATGAAATTTCAGATAGCGGTACTAATTATACAATTGGCGGTGCAACACTAACTGGTGTTACTATTACAACTGATGGAACAACTGCTATTTTTGATGCTGATAACGTTTCTTTTGCAAACGCAACTATTTCAGCTCAAGCTGCATTAATTTACAATGCAACTAATGCAAATTCATCAATAGCTGTATTAGATTTTGGTGGTGTTAAAACATCTACTAACGGTACATTTGAGTTACAGTTTCCTAACGCTGACGCTACTAACGGCTTAATAAGAATAGCATAAGGAGGAAGTCCTTATGGCAAGTACATGGAGCCAAGGTGATTGGAACTTAGGTTCTTGGAATGATGCTGCAGTTGGTGCAGTATTAACAGGTCAATCTGTTACCACATCTGTAGGTGATGTAGTTGCTAATGCTGAAATAAGAACTGGTTGGAGTAGAGTAACTTATTCATCAGCTGCATGGAATTCTAATCCAGATGTATTTCAAGCTATTACAACAGCAGGCGAATTATCAACTTCTATTAATTTAGGATTTGGCTGGAGTAGAGAAAGTTGGAATGAAGGTAATTGGAATTCTAGTTTAGGTTTTGTATTAACTGGTAATGGTAATGTATTTGCAACAACTACAGCAGGCGAATTAACTACTACTGCTAATAATATAACTGTTACAGCTAGTGCTCCTATTACTATTAGTGGTGAAGAATTAATTACATCTCAAGGTGAAGAAACTGTAACTGGTACAGCTTCTTTAAGTATTACTGGAGAAGAATTAATATCAGCAACAGTAAATACATTTGCTGTAGCTGCAGGTGGAGCTATTACTATCAATACTCCTACTTTAGAAGCTAATGTAGAGCTTAATAATGACGGTATAGCTATAGGTCTAGCTAGTTTCTTAGATATAACTGGATTTCCTTTATCTGCTAATTTAGGAACAATTACAACTACTTCTGAAAATATTATACCTATTACTGGAGAAGAATTAACAACTACAGCTAATACAATTACTATAAGTAGTGAACAAATATTATCTATAACTGGAAATGGAGTAACTATTACACTTGCTGATATAGTACCTAATTCTGAAAACTTTATATCTATTCAGGGAAATAGAGCAAATGCTAATGTTACAACGCTTAAATTTTGGGATCCAATTAAAGGTAATATTACTGAAACTTGGACTAATATTCACTAGACAAATGATGACAAATATATATTATTTACAATAATTAAAATATGGAGTATAAAAAATTATGCCATCAAGTTATACATCGAGATTAAAATTAGAGAGACAAGCTTCTGGAGAAAACTCAGGAACTTGGGGTAATCTAGTTAATTATGTTTTTAATAGAATTGATTCATCAGTAAAAGGTTATCAATCAGTTGACGTTGCAGGTTCTGCTAACGTTACTTTAACTTCAAATAATTCTACATCTAATACAGACGATTCATCAACAGATGACCAAGTACATAATGCGATATTAGAATTTACTGGTGCTTTAACAGGAGATATTCATGTTTTTACTGATGCAGTAGAAACTAAATACACAGTATTTAATAACACTACAGGAAGTCAAACATTAACTTTTGCTCCAACAGGTGGAACTGGTGTAGCTCTTAAACAAGGAGCTAAAACATTAGTTTACACAGATGGAACTACTATGATTGATATAATGGCTGATCTAGGTGATATAGCTATGACATCAGTAACTTCTTCAGGAAATGTTGCAGGAACAAATATTAATGGTTCAGCAGTTATTTCAACTGGAAATGTTTCTGGAACTAATTTGATCGCAACTGCAAATACTGTAGATATTCAAGGTTCTGCTCCTGCTATTATTGCAACAAATGGAACTAATACAGATTTAACATTAACACCAAATGGTATTGGAAGAGTTATTTTAGGTGCTGCAGCAATTCAACAAACAGCTGAAAAAGTTACAAACTCAGCTACAGCAGCAACAGGAACTGTAAACTTTGATGTTATTACTCAAGCAGTATTAAACTACACTACAGATGCTTCAGGTAACTGGACATTAAACATTAGAGGTGATGGTTCAAACACATTAAATTCAATTATGGATACTGGAGAATCAATAACAGTAGCTCACATTGTAAAACAAGGTGGAACTGCATACTACAATTCAGCTTTACAAGTTGATGGTGGTTCGGTTACTCCAGAATGGCAAGGTGGATCAGCTCCTACTGAAGGAAATGCTAGCTCACTTGACGTATACACATATACTGTTATAAAGACTGCAGATGCTACATTCACAGTTTTAGCATCTCAAACACAGTTTGCATAATAGGAGGATTATAGAAAGATGCCAATTATAGGTTCATTCGCAGCAGGATCAGGATCGGGTTTTGGTTTTGGTAAAGGCGGAGGTTTTAGAGCTTTTGACGCCGACTATTTAATTGTGGCTGGCGGCGGACCAGGAGGTCCCTCACCTGGAGGTGGAGGCGGAGCTGGAGGTCACAGAAGCTCTTTTCCAGGAGGAACAAAAATTACATTAGATCAAGAAGTAATTAATATTACTGTTGGAGCTGGAGGACCAGCTGGTTCTGGAGCTTGTGGAGTAGGATTAGCTAAAGGTACAGATTCAACAATAGGTTTACTTGCTGGCGATTTTTCTTCCAGTGCAGGAGGTGGTGGTGTTAATCCCGTCCATGGAGGAGTAGCAGACAAAAATGACGGTGGATCTGGTGGTGGAACACCTCACCAAGGAAGCACTACTGGATGTGGAAACATTGGAGGCTATAGCCCACCTGAAGGAAATAATGGCGGAACATCTGGTGGTGGAAATTATGGTGGATCTGGCGGCGGAGGAATTGGTGGCGTTGGATCAAATGCAAGCCCTGGAAGTGCAAGTAATGGTGGACCAGGAGGACCAGGAGTATCAAATTCAATAACAGGTTCTGGAATAACACGAGCTGGAGGCGGCGGAGGTGCTGCCTGGAACAGTGGAGGTTCAGGTGGAACGGGAGGCCCTGGCGGTGGAGGACCTGGTACTAAAGGACCAAACGCACCAAAAGCAACAGCAGGCACTGACGGACTTGGCGGTGGCGGAGGTGGATCTGGATATGGACCTACTGGCGGTCAAGAAGGTGGTAACGGAGGAACTGGTGTTGTAATTATAAGAATTCCATCAGCAGACGCACCTGGATCTTTAGCTGTAGCACCTGGAACAAATACTTTATCAACAGATGGACCTACAGGAGATAAAATTTGTACATTTACAGTAGATGGAACATTAACACTGGCATAAAATTATGAAATTTTTTTGTAAATTAGAACCTTCGACAAAAAAAGTATTAGAAATTAGAGTCATTGGTGATGATGTGGCTGGAGAAGACATGTCTGTACAAGGTGAACAATATTGTGCTAATACTTATGGTGGAGAATGGAAACAATGTTCTAAAGATAATTCTTTTAGAAAATGGTATCCTGGAAAAGATTGGTTTTATAGAGAAGATTTAGATGCATTTGTTGCACCACAACCTTATCCAAGTTGGACATTAAATACTACAACATGTATATGGGAACCCCCTATACCAAAACCTTTTGACCCTGATAATCCAGTTGTTTATAACTGGAATGAAGATATTCAAAATTGGGTTCTAATAACTTAATTTTATATTATAAATACTTTATTTTATAAAGTATTTATATAAATGTTGAAAGCAGCAAAATTAAATAAATTAAATAATTTTATATCTGGTTGGTATATAAAACCAAAAATCTGTGATGATTTAATAAAAATGTTTGAAGAAAGTTCAAATAAAAAACCTGGTCACGTATCAGAAAAAATAAATATAACACAAAAAATATCTACTGATTTATCTATAGATCCAAAAAGCACTGATCCTAGAGTAGAAGCATATTATAAGGAATTAAAAAAAGTAATAGAAAAATATAAAGAAAAATACAAGTATTCAGATAAAGGGCAAGGTTCATGGGGTTTAGTTGAAAAATGGAATATACAAAAATATAATCCAGGTGAGGGATTTTTTGTATTACATTGTGAAAAATCTGGATTAAATACTGCCTTACGACATTTAGTATTTATGACTTATTTAAATAATGTTACTGATAAAGGACAAACTGAATGGTACTATCAAAAATTAAAAATTAAACCTGAAAAAGGATTGACAGTAATTTGGGGCACGGACTGGACTTTTATGCATAAAGGTATTATATCCCCTACACAAACAAAATACATAGCCACAGGTTGGTTTAGTTTTATTGAATAAAATGAGTTTTTTAAAAAATGCATATTACGCTTATCCTAAGGTATTACCTAAAAAAATATGTGAAGAAATAATTAAAGAAGGTGAATCTAAAGAATTAAAAGTTTCATCAACATTTAAAGATTTATCTAAAAAAAATAAAAAAGATTATCAATCTATAAGTAGTTTAAAAATTAGAAATTCTAAAAATAGTTGGCTTTATCCTTTTTGGATATATAAAGAATTAAAACCATACATAGAAGCTTCTAATAAATTAAGTGGTTGGAATTTTGATTATAATATTATTGAAAATTTTCAATTTACTAAATATGAAGGAAATAAAAAACAACACTATACTTGGCATTCAGATAATGAATCTCCAGATAAAACTAATCAACAAGTTAGAAAATTATCAACTATAGTAATGTTGAGTGATCCTAAAGATTTTGAAGGCGGAGATTTAGAATTTTATGAATATGGTCCACCTAAAAGTAAAAATAAAATATTAAAAACAAATCATTTAAAACATCAAGGAACAATTATAACTTTTCCATCTTTTGTAATACACAGAGTTCTTCCAGTAACAAAAGGTTTAAGGTATAGTTTAGTCGTTTGGCACAAAGGTCCACCATTAAAATGAACATTAATTTTCCTAAAATGTTAAACACTGAAAAATATTTTATTAATCCTATTTGGATATTTAATCATGAAAATAAAGTTTATTTAAAAAAATTAAATAATGCCTCTGATAAATATATTAATGAATCTAAAAAATTAAATAATAAAGCAACTGTTTTTCATTCTAAAAGCTTAATTAATGTTTTAGAATTTAAAGAATTACAAGATTATATAATCGCAACATCTAAAAATTTATTAACAGAAATGGGTTATGATTTAAAACATTTTGAAGTTTGTTGCACCGAACTTTGGGTTCAAGAATTTGATTTAAAAGGAGGAGGTAATCATAATACTCATACACATTGGAATGGACATATTTCAGGTTTTTATTTTTTAAAAAGTTGCGATGAAACATCTAAACCTGTTTTTCATGATCCAAGACCAGGAGCTATTATGAATTTATTACCTGAATTAGATGAAACAAAATTAACTTATGCTACTTCTCAAGTAAAATTTAATCCAAAACCAGGGACAATAATGTTTTTTCCATCTTATTTACCTCATGAATATACTGTAGATATGAGTAAAAAACCTTTTAGATTTATTCATTTTAACTGTCAAGCATTCCCAAAAGCATTAAAAAAGGAGAAATATGAAAACATATAAAATAATACGTAACGCATTACAAAAAGATGTTTGTAAATTTTTAGAAACTTATTTTTTAGAAAAAGAAAAAGTGGCTAAATTATACCTTACAACAGAATTCATTTCTAGATTTAATAAAGAATATGGAGCATTCAATGACCCTCAAGTTCCAGGAGCTTACTCTCTTTATGGGTCTACAGCTGGAGATATAATCTTAAAACAATTAAAACCAAAAGTTGAAAAAATTACAAAAACTAAACTTTATGAAACATATTCATATATGAGAACTTATAATGAAGGAGATGAATTAAAAAAACATAAAGACAGAACTTCTTGTAAAATTTCTACTACTATAAATTTAGGAGGAGAAATATGGCCTATTTTTATTCAAACAGATCCAAATCAAGGATCAAAAAATATAAGAGATGAAAATGAACAAATAAAAAACTATATACCTGGAACTAAAAAAGGGGATAAAGTTATTTTAAAACCAGGAGATATGTTAGTTTATAGAGGATTTGATTTAGAACATTGGAGAGAACCATTAAAAAAAGGTAGATGTAGTCAATTGTTTTTACATTATATGGATGTTAAAGAACCTAATGCAGAAAAATTAAAATACGACGGTAGACATATGTTAGGTATAGATAAGTTAATTATGAAAAAAATAAATAATAAAGGAGAATAATGATAACACAATATGAACATGATAAGTTAAAAGAAAACATAAAAGAGTTAGAAAAAACTATTCAAGAAAAAGAACTTATTTTAAAATCCGAACTTGAAATGAATCAATTTTTAAAAACTCATATTGAATCTTTAAAAATTACTGTTGAAACAGTAGCTCAAGTAAATAAAACTTTAACTCAAAAATTAGCTAAAGAAAGAGTTTTGTTTTATGATAAATTAAATAAACTTAATGAATAAAAATAAAATTTTATTAGAAAGTGATAATTTTTTATCTAATAAACAAAAAAAATTTATAAAAGAATTATTAGAAAAGGCAGAACTTCCTTTTTATATGGGCCCTGCTTTTGGAAAAAAAATTAATTATCCTTATCTTTGTCATACAATATTAAGGAGACCTGAAGATATAACAGAAACTAATTCTATTTATAGTTCAAAATATGCAATAGAAACCAAATTTAATTCTAAATATGCAGATGTTTTTTTAGAATTTCTTTTTGCTTTTTGTGACAAACATAAAATAAAAATAAATAAAGTTTTTAGAATGGCTGTTAATTTAACTTTTAATATTGGTGTTGAAAAATGTCCTGTACATTGTGATCATGATTTTGATCACAAACAATTAATTATTTATTTAAACAATTCAGATAAAAAAGCTAAAACAATTATTTTAAATGAAAATAATAAAATTATACATGAGATAACTCCTAAAAAATATAAAGGGGTATTGTTTGATAAATGCAATCATTATATGATTTATCCTAGAAAAGGTGCTCGTATAATAGCTATTTATACTTTTAAATAATGAAAATTTTTAAAGATTACTTAGACAATATAGAATATCCAGGACCAAATTCTTCTTGGAACATAGCTGGAACTGTAAAAGGTCAAAATGGTTTTTATAAATTTGATACCAGACCTTTAAAGAATAATGTAAAAGGCGGCTCATTTAAAACTAAAGCTGATAAAATTGTATGTGATATTAAGGATCAATATATTATTGTAGATGTAGAAGAACTGCACAACTATCTTAAAGAAAATTCACTTAAAGTGGTCAAAATAGAAGATTTGATATCTAAGTTAGAATGGAATATAGTACTACCAAAATAGCACTATATTTTTATAATTTTTGTTATATAATTCAAAAATTATGCCATTAACTCAATTAAATTTTCAACCTGGTTTAGATACTGAAAACACCGAAACTGGTGCAGAAGGTAGATGGACAGACTGCGATAAGATTAGATTTAGAAAAGGACTTCCACAAAAAATAGGTGGATGGACTAAATTTAGTGAAGACTATTATGTTGGACGACCTTCAGGTATAGCTTCTTGGATTAGCTTAGATGGTACACGTTATCAATCTATAGGAGGAGATAAAAAAGTTTATGTTTATCAAGGTGGTACTAATCAAGATATTACTCCTATTAGACAATCTAATACTTTAACATCTGTATTTACTACAACGGATACTAGCTCTAATGTAATAGTCAATCATTCAGCTCATGGTGCAACTTTAGGATCATTTATAACTATAACTAACGTATCAGCAAATGTCGGTGGAATTACCACTACAGATTTAGAAAATGAATTTGAAATAGTAAGTATAAATAATGCCGATGCTTATACTATTACAACACCTGGTACAGCAACTTCAACAGTTACTGACTCTGCTAATTGTGATATTCAATATCAAATAAATATAGGTCCTACTATCCAAACTTTTGGATATGGTTGGTCAGCTGGTACATATTCAGAAAGCACTTGGAACACTCCTAGAACTACTTCAGAAGTTACTCTTGATATGAGACAGTGGTCGTTAAATAATTGGGGAGAAGATTTAATTTTAACTCAAAGAGATGGAGCTACTTACGAATGGGATGAATCAGGCGGTATGACTGCTAATCCCGCTACTCAAATTGCTAATGCTCCTACATCTTCTTCTTTATCTGTAGTATCTACAGAAACTAGACATTTAATTTGTATGGGTACAGAGACAACTATTGGTGACATATCTACACAAGATAAATTATTTATAAGATGGTCAGATCAAGAAAATTATAATTTTTGGGCGCCTAATGCAACTAACTCAGCAGGGTCACAAAGAATTGCAGGAGGTTCTGAAATAAGAACAGCTAAACCTGCAAAAGGTACTATTCTAGTATGGACAGATACAACATTACATTCAATGTCTTTTATTGGTCCACCTTTTATATTTGGTTTTCGTCAACTCGGTAATGATTGCGGAGCTGTTGGATTAAATAGTGTAATAGTTATAGATGACGTTGCCTATTGGATGGCCGATGGACAATTCTTTAGATTTGCTGGTGCTGTTCAAGAAATACCTTGTCCCATATTAAATCATGTATTTGATAATATAAATAAAACTCAATATGCTCAAGTATATGCTGGACAAACTTCTGACTTTTCTGAAGTTATTTGGTACTATTGTTCTGCTAATTCAAATTTTATAGATAAATATGTAATCTATAATCATTTAGAAAATAGTTGGTATTTTGGTAATTTATCAAGAAGTACATATATAGATAATGGTGTAGAATTAAATCCACTAGCTACAGAGTATCTAGCTAACTCTACTGCTAATACTTATTCAACTATATATGGTCTCACTGATGGACGAAGTTTAATCTATCGTCATGAAGATGGTGTTGATGCTGATGGATCAGCGATCACTGCTTATATACAATCAGGTGATGGTGATATTGCTGATGGAGAACAATTTACTTTTATAAATAAAGTTATACCTGATTTTAAAAATCAAACAGGAAATGCCACTATTACTTTATCAGCTAGAGATTATCCTAATAGCTCTAAGACTACAGGAGAAGTTATTACAGTGTCAAATACGACAGCTTTTTATAATTCTAGAATACGAGGTAGACAATCTTCCATTAAAATAGAAAGTGACGAATTAGGTAGTAATTGGCGATTTGGTACATTAA